ATGGAGCAGGCCATCGGGGACGTGCTCGTCGACGGGAAGCTGACCATCAACGAGAACGGCTTCCAGGGTGAGGCCGACTTCGGCATTCCGGCGAACCAGCTGGTCACCGCAGGCACTGCGTGGACCACGAATGCCTCCGCGGCAGCGCTGGACAACCTGATCGCCTGGCTCGACGTGTACGTCGCAGCCAACGGTGCACCTCCGGGGGCGATCCTCACCTCGAACCGTGTCCGCCGGCTCATGCAGGTCAACGCTCAGTTGATCGGCGCAGCTGTCGGAAGCACGTCCGGGAAGACTCGGATCAACAACGAGGAACTTCGGGACCTCTTGGAGTCCGAGGGCATCCCCGGCAACATCATCACCTACGACACCCAGGTCGACGTCGATGGTTCTTCGACTCGGGTGATCCCGGATGACCGGCTGATCTTCCTGCCGGCCAACCTCGGTGATGCCGTTCAGGTGCGCTACGGCGTTTCGGCGACGGCGTTGGAGCTGGTGAACAGTTCCGTCTCCGATCTGTCGTTCGAGGAAGCGCCGGGCATCGTCGGTGTCGTCGAGAAGGTTGGGCCGCCGTACCGGCAGTTCACCTTCGTCGACGCTGTCGGCATGCCGGTCCTGGCGAATGCCAAGTCGGTGCTCGTCGCGGATGTGGCATGAGTCGTCGACTCGCCACGTACGTCTATCTGACGGACGGCTTGCATGTCCATGCCTTCGGACCGGACGACGATCTGCCTGATTGGGCAGTGAAGGCGATTCCGAATCCGAAGGCGTGGCAGGACGAACAACAGGGCGATGTGGACGACGACGGCGAACAGCCCGAACCGGACGCAGAGTCATCCGAACAGGGCGATGTGGACGACGACGGCGAACAGCCCGAACCGGCCAAACAGCCCGCACCGCGTAAGCGGCGTTGACGCCTGCCCCTGATCTGGGTGGCCGCAAGACCATTCAGATCAGGGGACGTCCTGTCAGGAGCGAAACCATGGGCCAGTACATCGACGCCGTCACGATCCAAGATGATGCGCTCGACGTGACCATCACCGACGTGATGCTCCCGAAGGTGGAGCACCTGATCGGGAAGGTTGAGGGCAGAGTGCATGCCCGCTGCCCGCTGCTCGCTGCACGAGTGATCAGGGGCGACCTACCGTCGGATCTCGTCGCTGGTGTGGTCGAAGATGTGGTGTTGCGGTTCATCCGCAATCCGCAGGCATACAAGCAGGTCGCCGTGGATGACGGGTCGATCACCCTCGATCAAGCTGCCTCGTCTGGGCTCCTCGACCTGAATGAACAGGATCTGGAACTGCTCGGCTGCGGCGGCTCTCGTCGTCGCTCGGTCGGTTCGATCCGGCTGGGCATCCCCGCATGGCGGCTGCCGTGATCGGCAACATCATCGGTTCTGCACTACCTGCCATGCGCGCCCAGGCTGAGTCGTTGATGACCACTGTGTGTGTCATCGAGCGCGACTCTGGTCTGACTGAGTTTGACGAGGTCACGAACCAGCAGGTGACTGTTTGGGACACGGTCTATGAGGGTCGGTGCCGGCTGTATACGCCGGGCCGCAATCAGCCGCAGGTCATCGTTGCCGGGCAACAGCAGGTGGCGTCGAATCAGTATTTCGGCAGTCTGCCGTTCGGGTCGGTGGGGATTGCGGAGCGGGACCGGTTGACGGTGACTGAGTCCGAGAATCCTGCGCAGGTTGGGAAGTCGTTCACGATCACCACTGTGCATTCATCTTCGCAGGCTGTAGCTCATCGGTTCATCGCGGTTGACGATCAGGGGTGAGTGATGGCGATTCGTATTCGGGGTGAGTTTCCCAATTTTGATCGTGCTGCGGCGAAGGCTAAGACCGGCTCGGAGTTGGAAGCGGTGAAGGCCGGTTTCGATCTCGTGGCTGAGGCGAAGAAGCGTGTCCCGGTTCGTACGGGCGCGCTGCGGTCGTCGATTTCCGCCTCGGTGGATGGCGGCAAGGTTGAGGCTGGCCCGACGGCGTTCTGGGGGAAGTTCGTCGAGTTAGGGACTTCCCGAATGCCTCCCCAGCCCTACCTGATCCCGGCCGCTGAGATGGTCGAGCCGAAGTTCCGTGCTGCGATCGAGGCGATCGGCCAGAAGGCGCTCGAGTAGTCATGCCGTACACAACTCTCGCCCTGTACTCAACGGTCAGGGCGCGGCTCAGTGACGCCGCAGACAGCCGGTTCGACGTGTTCGACGGTGCTGTCCCGACGACTCCCGCCGGCGCTTATGTGGTGCTGTTCCCAGATGCGGGTGCTGCGTTGCGTGGCCGCCTGATCGGTGAGCATTCGTTGCTGCGTTGGGATGTGCGGCTGATCTGTGTGGGTCGTTCCCCGCAGCAGTGCATGAACACGGTCGCGATTGTGCGTGGCCTGTTGGCGGGTTGGCGGCCGGACCCGGATAGGTCGGTGTCGCCGCTGAATGAGCAGGACAACCAAGCCTCGTTGCTGAAGGACGAGTCGAACCTTCAAGACATCCGGTACAGCTTCACGCTGCATTACCGGATCCATACCGGTAGGAGCATCTGAATGTCTCGACCTGATCTTGTGCCGCCTCCGAAGCGGCGTCCGCATCAGAACACTGTGTTCACGCGGGTTCGTGACAAGGAGACGGGGGCCCAGTTTTCGGCACCTTATGCGGCGGACAAACTGCCCGCCCATCTGGAAGCCCTGGATAAGCCGGCCCTGGATCGGAATGGGTATCCGTTGCCGGCGAAGCATCCGGTCAAGTTGGGGCGTCGTCTCCCGCCCACCCCGAAGCTCGACGTCGCCAAGCGCGAGGTCGTGATCAGTCCGGCCGACCAAGGCCAACCAACCGAAAAGGCCAATGAGGAGGCCACATCATGAGCGTCTATTACCCCGATGGTGTCGATGCCCAGGGCAACGAGGCTGTCATCTTCGTGCCAACGATCGCGGATCTGGATGCGCCGACGGTCGCCGAGTTGACTGGTGCGTCGGCGGTGAATCTGTCGTGTGCGTTGCGCGGTTTCTCGCCGGGTGGCGACCAGGGTTCGTCCGATGACACTCGTCTGTGTTCTGTGCAGCAGTTCGAGTCGCCGGGTCGGTTCGCGCCGTCCATCGACGACTGGAATTACGTGTATGACCCGCAGGCCGAGGAGGACACCCCGGAGAACAAGCATTACGAGGTGTTGAAGGGCGGCGTGAAGGGTTTCGTCGTCGATCGGCGCGGTATCGCGTCGGGCATGGATGGGGTTCCGGTGGCGGCCGATCAGAAGGTCGACATTTACCCGGTGACTCTGGGTGAGCAGCGTCGTGCTGCGATCGATCCGTCTGCTGAGGGTGGCAAGTTCGAGATCACTCAGAAGCCGTTCGTGACGGGCCCGGTCCGGTACGACGTGGAAGTGGCTGCGGGCGCCTGACCCTGCCCTCTTGGACGCGGGGATGGCGTTTCTGTTTTGGGCGTGTCGCCACCCCCGCGCACCACACTTTGCCGCTTGATGCGGACTCCTCGCAACACCCCAGAAAGATCCCTGAAAGAAGATGATCATGAACGCAACCCACATTCTTGCGGCCGATCGAGATATCACCGACGACTTCCACGACGCGACGGTCGAATGGGCCGCGGCGATCGGTGTCGACCCGGGGGCGGTTCCTATGGCCGACAGCATGCCTTTGCTGTACGACGCCAATTCGGGAGAGCTCGAGTACTCCGAACTCTCAATGCCGGATAAGTCGTGCCAGGAGGTCGGCCAGGTGATCACGCGGAAGCGGATCACGATCACCGTCCCGCCGCCGCTGCAGTACTGGCGCCCTCTCCCCTGAACCACCCCCGCACCATCCGAAGCACCCAGAAGGAACCAAGATCATGAGCACTGCACGCCTATACACGGCGAAACTCCGTGTCGAATCGACCGCCCTGGAACTGCTCGACGACGAAGGCCGCGAGGCACTACTGGATGGCGACGTCAAATCGTCCTACCCGGAAGCGGTCCGCGTCGACCTGGTCGTTGACACTGAGGACCATGGCCGCTACTACCTAGAATCCCGGTACGTGTTCGTGCAACGGGTTCCCAGTGTGACGACCCGCATCGAGACGGCAGCGGGTGACCGCTGATGTCCGATGTGAAGCAGTTGATCGCGTCCGCGACCCGTCCGGAACGGATCGTCGAAATCAATACCCGTGGCGACCTGTTCGTCCGGAAGCAAGAGTTGGAGGAACGGCTGCAGCAGGTTGGGCAGCAGAGCAACAACACGCGGTTGGGTGATGTTCCGGCTGCGGTGAAGATCGCTGAGGAAATCCACGACGTTGAGGTGGAGTCGGAGCAGTACATCTTGAAGCTGCGGTTACGGGCAGTCCCCCGCAGGGCGTGGCGGCAGGCGTTGACGGATCATCCGCCTACTGATGCGCAGAAGGAACAGAACTACATTGCTGACACTTCCGCCGTTGCGGAGGCTGTCCTGGCTGAGTCGATCGTCGAACCGGAACTCGATGCTGAGGATCTGGATGGCCTGCTCGACGGCATCAACGATGCGCAGTGGTCTCTGCTGGAAGATTCGATCTTCCAGTTGAATGGTGGCGACAACAAGGTCCCTTTCTCACAGATCGGCTCGGCAGTTCGCCGGCTTTACGGCGCCGAGTCGAAGTCGCCCGAGAGTGGCGAGTCTCCCTCCGACGATTCGACGGATGGGAACCCCGACAGTTCGTCACCGTCACCGACCGAGACGAAGAAGGACGCCCGTCTAGCTGGGTGATCGACACCGAACCTGAGTGGGACGAGGACACCCGCGGGCATGCGCTCGCACTGGCCGAACTCGAAGCTGACACCTGTTCCGGGTGTGGCGGTCGACTGTCGGAAACGCTGCACCAGAAAGACCATCCGGATCCGCGTTGGGATGTGGGTGCTGATGTGTGTACCCGCTGCCGGTCGATGGAGAAGGCGCAACGCGCCCAGTCGGAGAAGGACCACGACCCGAAGTCGGGCGAGCTACTGAAGGACCGTTTCCCGCACGCCTTGCGTTGGTGGGCGAGGCCAGCACAAACCCTGAAGCATCCGTAGGAGGTCAGCATGGCACGTCCGATCAGCGTCATCCTGACCTCCGATGTGAACGGCTACATTGCCGGATTGCAGAAGGCTGACCGGGCGACTGCGACATGGCAGAAGAACACGAAGACTGCCGGGACGACTGCTGAGAAGGAGTTGGGTCGGGCGTCTCGGGCGTCGGAGCGGTTCGGTAAGAGTATGGCCGCGTTCGACAAGCATTCGGCGCAGGTGAACAAGATCAGCAACTCGCTGCTCGGGTTCGGCGCGGCAACTGCTGGCGGTCTGGCGTTGGCGGCGAAGTCTGCGATCGACTGGGAGTCGGCGTGGACGGGTGTCGAGAAGACCGTTGACGGGTCGGCGAAGCAGCTCGGCGTGCTGGAGTCGCAACTGCGGGGCATGGCGAAGACGATGCCAACCTCACACAAGGATATTGCTGCGGTTGCGGAGGCGGCCGGCCAGCTTGGTGTGGCGACTGGTGACATTGCCGAGTTCACGAAGGTGATGGTTCAGCTTGGTGACACCACGAACCTGACCAGTGATGAGGCTGCGACGTCGCTGGCGCAGTTCATGAACATCATGGGCACTGCCGGTGGTGACGTTGATCGGCTGGGCGCGACCGTTGTTGATCTTGGCAACAAGGGTGCGTCGACTGAGCGTGACATTGTGCAGATGGCGCAGCGGATCGCCGGCGCTGGCCGCACGGTCGGCCTGTCGGAGTCGCAGGTGCTCGGCTATGCGAACGCGCTCGCCTCTGTGGGTGTCGAGGTGGAGGCCGGCGGCACAGCTATCTCGACCAGCTTCCTGAAGATGAACAGCGCTGTCGAGACCGGTGGTGCGAAGCTGGAAGTTCTCGCGTCCACGTCCGGTGTTTCGTCGGAGCAGTTCGTGAAGTACTGGCGGGACGATGCCGGTCAGGCAATGAACCTGTTCGTCAACGGGTTGGGCCGCGCCCAGTCCGAGGGGCAGAACACGACTGCGATCCTGAAGACGCTCGGCATCACCGGCATCCGCGAGGGCGACGCTTTGCGGCGGCTCGCGAACAGTGGCGATCTGCTCGCCGACAGTCTGAAGAACGGCGCGTCCGCATGGGAAGCAAACTCGGCGCTGGCGATCGAGGCCGCGAAACGGTACTCGACGACCGAGTCTCAGATGAAGATCGCCTGGAACGGAATCAAGGACGCCAGTATCGAAGCTGGTGGCGCGCTGCTCCCGGTGATTCAGGAGATGGCTGGCGGAATTGCGGATCTGGCGAAGTGGTTCGGTGATCTTCCCCCGGAGATGCAGGGCTTCATCGTCAAGTCGGCTGCAGTTGCTGCTGGTGGCGCACTGGTCGGCGGTGGGCTGCTGAAGGGTGCTGTCGCTGGTGCCGAACTGATCTCGGCGTTCCGCGACCTGCAGAAGGCTGCCCCGAAGGTGTCCGGCGCGCTCGCCGACGTTGGCAAGGCTGGTCTGGCCGCTGCCGGGGTCGCAGCCACCATTTACGCCATCGGTGCCGCAGCGGAAACGCTGGACAAGAGCAAGGCTGTGTCCGGTCTCGAGCAGATGAACACGATCTTGCTGGAGGCTGCGAAGAGTGCTGGCGCCTTGGATGCGGCGTTTGTTCGGACCAACGCTGACGGGTCGATCGATGAGCTGGTCGGCGGCGTCTCCAATCTGGATGATGCGTTCCGGCGGGTGTTCGACCGCAAGGCTGCCGAACATGTTGCTGACTGGGCTGAGGGTGCGATCGATGGCATTTCGCCGCTGACGTCGCAGTTCAACCAGACGAAGGACCAGTTCGAGCAGATCGACCGATCGCTGTCGTCGCTGTCGTCGTCGGGTGCCACCGATCAGGCTGCTGCCGCGTTCGCCAAGATTTCGGCGTCTGCCCGCAGGCAGAAGGTGACGAACGAGGAACTGGTCGAAACGTTCCCCGAGTACATTGCTCAGCTTCGGCAGACGGCGAACCAGATGGGTGTAACCAGCCTTTCGGCGCAGGACTATGTCGCGTGGGCTGGCGGGAAGATCCCGGATGCCGTCACCAAGGCGAAGACCGCCATCCAGGGTGCGGCGGATGCGACCGATGAGCAGAAGGCGGCCGCGGACAAGATCCCGGGTGCGCTGGCCCAGCAGGAGCAGGCCACCACGGATCTGACGGCGGCGTCGGAGGATCTGAAGAAGCAGACTCAGGAGGTCATCGATCAGTTCTCGATCCTGAGGGATGGGGCGCTGTCGGCGGCTCGGGCGTCTGACAATTGGGAAACCGCGCTGAATGATCTTGGTGATCAGGCCGCGGATACCGCTGGTGCACAACGTGATCTGCGGGATGCGAATGAGCGGGTCACCGATGCTGAGCGGGAGTTGCGGCGGGTCCGCAAGGACGGCAAGTCGACCGCTGAGGATGTTCGTGCTGCGGAACGGAATCTGCGGGATGCCCGCGAGTCCGCGAAGACCGCGCAGGACAAGCTGACGGACGCGCAGAAGTCCAACTCGAAGTCACTGAAGGGCAACAGTGACGCGGCGATCGCGAACCGCCAGAAGCTGCTCGACACGATCACGGTGATGAACGACAAGATCACCGCCGATTTCAAGGCGACGAACGAGACCAAGGGCCTGTCGGATGCCACGAAGAAGGCGTCGGAGAATCTGAAGACGAACAAGGATCGTCTGCGGGATGTGGCCAAGGCGGCCGGGTACTCCAAGGACGAAGTCGACAAGATGATCGACAAGTAC